CACATGAGAAAGCTATGAAACTACAAAAAATATTAGAAGGTAAAGACGATGATTGATAAATTTTTTAAACCCATTAGCGATCTAATTGGTAAAGCCATACCTGATAAAACTAAGCGTATGGAACTAGAAGCCAGTATCAAAGCACAAATGATTGATTTGCAAAAAGCACAAACAGAAATAAATTTAGAACAAGCCAAACATCCTAGTATTTTTGTTTCGGGAAGTAGGCCTGCGATCCTTTGGATTTGCGCATTATCCCTTTTTTATCAATTCTTCTTAGCTCCTATGATGAACTGGATAGTAGCTATATCTGGATCAACAGTAACACCACCAGTTTTAAATACAGAAGGTCTTATGACTTTAACGCTTTCACTTTTAGGTCTTGGTGGTTTGCGTTCATTTGAAAAGTTTAATGGCGTAGCTCGTAACAATATGCGAGAAGAAAATGTTAAAGACGTACTAAAACCTTGATATGGTTTTTATGACAGAAATACCAGCAGTCTTATCCGATAAGAGCGTTAGGATATTTGAAGGCCCATTAGTTTATGCCAATGACTTTGCTGAAGCTGAACGTAAAGCAAAACAAATGAACAAAGATTTAATGGTTGTAGGCGAATACTACATGGCTGAAAAAATATTATTTGAAGATGAACTGGGAATTATATAAAAACTTCAAGCCAGAAGAATTTGCTTGTCAGCATTGTGGTAAGGAAGGTATTAAAGAAGAATTACTCAATAGACTGCAAGCTCTTAGAACTTTCTTGAATTTTTCTTTTGTAGTTAGTTCTGGCTATCGTTGTCCAGAGCATCCAATCGAAGCAAAAAAATCTAAGCCTGGTACGCATACTACAGGCTTTGCAGTCGATATATTGTGTCGTGGTACAGAAGCATATAAAATTATTACCCATGCACAAGAATATGGTTTTACAGGTATTGGTGTTAATCAAAAAGGCAGTAGTAGGTTTATTCACCTGGATATTGCAGATCATTCGGAAGAAAGACCAAGACCTACTGTATGGAGTTATTAATGGCAAGAGCAACAGTCACAGAAGTAGATAAGCGTTTAAGCTCGCACGAAGCTGCTTGCGAACAACGCTGGAAAGAAAACTATAGACGTTTGGATGCTATTGAAAATGCCATTACCTCAGTTAATAAAACGATTAGAAACACCCTGATATTTGTCCTAACTATATTTTTAGGCGTTACAGGATTTTTACTCCAAGAAGTTATTTACCAAGCCATCTCATAAATTATGCCCTCACAAAAAGAAGTATTAGAAGCCAACGAAGCAGAAGTTATTTTAAATAGCGATGTATTTAAAAAAGCTGTTGCTAACCTCAAAGAAGAATATATGCAAAAGTGGGAAAACTCCTCTGAAGCCGATAGCAGTTTTAGAGAAGATTTACACAAAGCAATCAGAATTTTGCCTGAAGTAGAAAAACATCTTAGGATTATTATTGAAAAAGGCAGAATAACTAAGACTCAATTAGACAAGATAAGAAGCATAACAAGATAATAATTGTTGAGCTTTCCTAGTCTTTTAGAGTAAAATTCAAACATTATTTACACTAAGAGGTAAAAACATGGCAACAACGGAAAAACCGACTGCATTACAAAATAATTTAGAACAGGCAGAAAAAGCATTTTCTAACTTACTGACTCCTGAAGAAGAAGCACCAGTAGAAGAAGTTGTTGAAGCTGTCGAAGAATCTGTAGAAGAAATCGAGGAAGTTACCGAAGAACCAGAAATGGAAGCGGAAGCTGCCGAAGAAGTCGAAGAAACAGAAGAAGAATATCTTGAAGAAGATCAAGATGAGTCACAAGAAGATCAAGTAGAGCTTTTGGATGACGAGCAACCTCAACTTTATACCATTAAACAAAATGGCGTTGAAGTAGAAGTCACACTCGAAGAACTCCAAAACGGCTACAGTCGTCAGCAAGACTATACACGCAAGACTCAAGAATTGGCTAATCAACGTAAAGAGATTGAAAGCCAACAAGCAGAGTTAAGGCAAAAGGATGACATTTATAAGGATTTGTTACCGAAACTTGAAGCTAATTTAAAAGCTGAGTTAGGTGAAGAACCAGATTGGAAAGCTATATATGACGAAGATCCTATTGCTTATGTTCGTGAAAAAGACGTTTGGAACGAAAAACAAAAACGTCTGGAAGCAGCTCAAGCTGAACAGCAAAGAATCAAAGATGAGGAACTTGCTGAACAGCAGAAACAAGTTAAAGAATTTGTTGAGTTTGGCAACCAGCAGTTATTGGAAAAAGTTCCTGAGTGGAAAGATGCCGAAAAAGCTAATTCTGAAAAGATAGCGATTAGGGATTACGCCATAAATGTTTTAGGATTCACGCCACAAGAAATGGATCAAGTTTATGACTATCGCATTTTGTTAGGTTTAAGAAATTCTTGGTTGCATGATAAAACTATCAAAGCAACAAAGAAGAAGCCGACACAGAAAGCACCAGCCAGAGTAGCTAGACCTGGTACTGCCAATCAAGTTAAGAAAACAACTCCTTTGAAAAAGTCAAAACAGAAATTAGCTAAATCTGGCAAAGTCCAAGATGCAGCTAAAGTTTTTGAAAATTTAATTTAATTTCTAGCGAAAGCTAGAGGAGTATATAAAAATGGCTAAAGTCACAAACGCCTTTGATACTTATACTGCGACTGCTGACAGAGAAGAATTAAGCGATGTTATTTATAACATCTCTCCAACAGCAACTCCTGTAATGAGTGCCATTGGTAAAAACAATGTAAAAAACGTGCAATTCGATTGGCAAGTAGAATCTTTGCCATCCGCAAGTGCAACTGGGAAACTTGAAGGTTTTGAACTTTCAAGAGCAGCTTCGACTGCTACAACTAGAGTAAGTAACGTCTGTCAAATCTCAAGCAGAGATGCGACTGTTACTGGTTCACAAAACGCTTCTGATGCTGCTGGCAAAAGAAGTGAAATGGCGCACCAATTAGCTCTTATGGCTAAAGCGTTGAAAAGAGATATGGAAGAAGCCTTAACTCAAAACAATGCTAAAAACGCTGGTAACGCTACTACTGCTAGACAAACAGGTGGTTTAGAAACTTGGATCACTACTAACAAGTCTATCGGTACTAATGGTGTTTATGGCGGTAGTGGTGCAGCTACTACTAATGGAACGCAAAGAGCTATAACTGAAACTCTTGTTAAGACTGTCCAACAGTCTTGTTTCACTAATGGTGGTGAGCCTTCATTATTAGTTGTTGGCCCTCACGTGAAATCAGTTGTATCTGGTTTTACTGGTAGAAGTTCAGCTAGACAGTTTGTAGATGCAAATACTATTGAAGCATCTGTATCTATCTACTCTGGTGATTTTGGAGAACTACAAGTAGTTCCTTCAAACAGAAGTAGAGCTAGAACTGCCTTACTATTAGATCCTGAGTATGCAAAAGTTTCTTATCTTAGAGATTTTGAAACTATTGACATCTCAACTATTGGTGATGCTGAAACTAAAATGATAGTAGTTGAATTTGGTTTAGAAGTGAGCAACGAAGCTGCTCATGGAGCTGTGTACGACTTATCAACATCATAAGTTTAATTAAGGGGGGTGAGTAATCACCCCTCTTTTTTAAGATGGCAAGAAGAACAGTAATAGACACTAGAACAAACTTTGTTAGCGAGTTCGCTACAGAAGATGACAAGTTTGTTTATCACACCAAACAAAACGTAGCTCCAATTTTGAAGCACGTTAAAGACTTACAAGAATTAAAACCAGGTAAAGAATTACGTCATGTTGCGGAAGTACCTATGGTAATATATCAAAAAGCTATACGAGAAGGTTGGGCGAACGATAAAGCCAAATGGAAAAAATGGTTGAACGATCCCAACAATAAACTTTTTAGAACTTGGCAAGGTAAAGTATGACTTACGATGAATTAAAAACACAGATAGCAGATTTTCTAAACAGAAGTGATTTGACTTCTAAACTAGATTTTTTTATTGATGCTACCGAAGGTGAACTCAACAGAAGATTAAGAACCAAAGATATGGTAGTTAGAGCAACTGCTACTGCTGATGGTCAATATTTATCTTTACCTACTGACTGGTTAGAAGCTATAAACGTAGAAATAAGCTCTGGTGATTTCACACCTTTGTTACAACAATCTATAGAATCTTTAGATGTTTATAGAAAAGCTAACGACAATACTTCTGGACAACCAGTATTTTTCTCTATTGTTGATAAAACTTTAGAGTTAGCACCTACACCTGACACAAGTTATACATTACAATTAACTTATTATGCTTCGATAGCAGCGTTGAGTAGCACAAACACTACTAACTTTGTATCGACTGGACACCCAGATGTTTATTTATATGGTTGTCTAAAACACGCTTCAATCTACTTAATGGAAGATGAACGTGTAAATATGTTTTCTCAGTTGTTTGAAAAAGCATTAGAGGAAATGAGAATGGAACAAGAACGTGCTGAATTTGGCAAAGGCTCTTTAATACCAAGAAGAAGAACTTATGGCAAAGCACACAAAACAACTTATCATTTTAAGAGTTGAGGTAAGATATGTCAGGATTTAGTGATTATTTAGAAGATAAAGTTTTAGATCATGTATTTGGTGGTAATGCTTTTACAGCACCATCTACTTTATATGTGGCTTTATATACAGTAGCACCATCTGATACTGGTGGTGGTACAGAAGTTTCTGGCGGAGCTTACGCTAGACAAACAGGAGCATTTACTGTTTCTGGTACAAACCCTACAACTGCAAGTAACACAGCAGCTATTGAATATCCTACAGCTACAGCCGATTATGGAACTGTTGTTGCTGTTGGTATTTTAGATGCTTCTTCAAGTGGTAATTTATTAGCTTACTCTACTTTAGATTCCTCAAAGGTCGTAAGTAGTGGGGATGTTTTTAGATTCAATGCTGGAGATCTTGATATAACGCTGGCGTAACATCATGGCCAGTATCGGCTATAATCAGGGTTACTACAGTAGATCCAAATATAACGACTTAGCACACCAAGCTGAAGCCACAATAGCTGGCGTTAGCGGTGGTAGTGCAACCTCAGTTATTGTTGTTGATGGCTCTAGTACCATTTCTGGTACAAGTGGCTTTAGTTCAATAGGTACACAGATAGATTTAGGTACAGCAACGATTCAAGCTGTATCTGCCTTTAGTTCTGTAGGTACACAAATTGATGCTGGTAGTGCAACGATTGCTGGTGTTTCTGCATTTAGTTCTATAGGTCGTAAGATACATGGTGGAATTGCAAATATTGCAGCAACTTCTGGCTTTACTTCTATAGGTACGCAAATAGATCTTGGTGCTGCTACCATTGAAGCAATCTCTAGTTTTAGTTCTATTGGTGGGTTAAAATGGACAGACCAAATAGTTGCAGCAGATACTTGGACAGAACAAACTGTAGCAAGTGATACTTGGACAAACCAAACAAATCCGACAACTACCTGGACAGATTTAGACGAACAAGAAGTAGCATAATATGGCAGACACAACAACAACGAATTTATCCCTTATAAAGCCAGAGATAGGCGCAGCCGAAGATACTTGGGGTATTTCTTTAAATACTGATTTAGATACGATTGATGCAATATTTAGTGCAACAGGAACAGCAGTTTCACTAAATATTGATGGCGGAGATATAGCATCTGCAGTTACGATAAATAAGTCACCAGTCATAACATTAGGTGGCGATCTTTCTGGAAATGTTACTTTAACAAATTTAGCTAGTGGCACTTTAACTGCGACTGTTGGTACTTTAAATCAAAGCACTACAGGCAACGCAGCTACCGCAACTGCTTTAGAAACTGCAAGAACAATTAATGGTGTTAGTTTCAATGGCTCGGCAAATATTACAACGCTTACCGCTGGTACAGGCGTATCGGTATCAGGCACAGCAGTTTCTATTGGACAAGCGGTGGCAACATCTGACAGTCCAACATTTGCCAATATGACTTTATCTGGTACTGATTCAATTAAAGTACCTGCTGGAACTACTGCACAAAGGAATGGATCACCTGCTGCTGGAATGTTGAGATACAACTCAACCACAGGTGAGTTTGAAGGTTATACAAATGCTTGGGGTGCTATCGGTGGTGGTAGCGGTTCATTTAGCACAAATATTCTTGCAGGTAATGGCTCTACTACAGCTTTTACATTATCAGCAGCACCAAGCTCAGAAAACAATTTGATGGTGTTTATTGATGGTGTCTTTCAAGCGCAAAATGTTTATTCAATATCTGGCACTACTTTAACTTTTGCTACCGCACCTGCTAATGGCAGAGTAATTACTGTTTATAACGCTGAAGAAGTATCTATTGGTACACCTTCAGACAGCACAGTAACTTCTGCTAAGTTAAGTGGTGCATTGACTACGCCATCTGATTTAACAGTTGGCGGTGCTTTTACTTCTCAAGGTATAGACGATAATGCTGATGCAACGGCTATCACGATCGATAGTTCTGAACGAGTTGGTATTGGTACTACAAGTCCAGCTTTTAAATTAGATGTTAATGGCAGTCTTTCTAGTAATGGTAATGAAAATGTAATGCGTATTGCAGCAGCAGATAGCACTCAAGCTGGGGGTATTACTATAAATAGTGTTTATGGTAATAGTGCTTCTGCAAGAGTTTCAACCTTATTTAGTATTGATGGTCAAGACCAAGCATCGCCATTAGCATTTGGAAGTGGTACTTCAGAAAAAATGCGTATTGATTCTTCTGGAAATGTTGGAATTGGTACTACAAACCCACCTAGCAAATTAACTGTTTCTGGAAGTAATGGTGGCAAGGGTATAGAACTCCAAGTAAGCACAGGAAGCGTTCAATATTTAATGGCATACGATAGAACTGCTAATGATTATATTGATATGCAAATAGATGCTGAAAATTTAAGATTTGGTACAAATACTGGTGCTGAAAGAATGAGAATTGATACTTCTGGCAGAATGTTTTTAGGCGGTACTTCAGGGTTTGGTAGTGGATTTTTTGAAGTAAATGCTTCACCTACAAGTTTTAATCATATTGTAACTAGGCCTACTGTAAATACTACTTATAACGCTTTAAGAATGATAAATAATGCTAATACTGTTATAGGAACTATATCTGTAGGAACAAGTGTAAATACAGTTACTTATGGCGGTACTTCAGACTATCGTTTGAAAGAAAATATTCAACCTATGGAACAAGGCTTGGAAAGAGTTAAAAAGTTAAACCCTGTTAAATTTGATTGGAAAGAAACAGGAGAATCCTCAGAGGGTTTTATTGCACATGAAATTCAAGATGCTGGTTGGAATCTTGGAGTTGTTGGTAAAAAAGATGGTAAAGAAATGCAAGAAGTTGAATATGGTAAATTAACTCCATTACTTGTAAAAGCAATCCAAGAACAACAAGAAATTATAGATGATCTAAAAACTAGAATAGAGGAATTAGAAGCATGACAACTAAAATACCTGTAGAACTATCAAGTACTCCTGGCATCGTAGATAGCAGCAATGCTACTGCTATCACGATTGATAGTAGTGAGAATGTTATGGTTGGTGCTACATCCTATAATAATGATAATGCTGGTATTGGTTTAGGTTCTTCAGGCTTTTTTTACTCAACAAGAAGCGGCAGTTTAGTAGCTAGTTTTAACAGACTTTCTTCTGACGGAACTGTCGTAGATTTTAGGAACGATAGCACAGTAGTTGGCGGCATAGGCGTAGCTAGTTCTGACCTTACTTTTGAAACAAATAGTACAGAAAGAATAAGAATTACTTCTTCTGGAAATGTTGGAATTGGTACTACAAGTCCAACTGCTAACCTTCATGTTTCTGGTAGTTCTGCACAAAAAATAGACATTACAGATACAAGCGGTGCTAGTACAAGAATTTCAACTGCAAATAGCAATTCTTTTGTTGGTTCAACAACTAATCATCCACTTTTGTTTATTACTAATGATACAGAAAGAATGAGAATTGATTCTTCTGGTAATTTTTTTCATGGGGGTACAACTACTTTTACTACAGGAGTAGTACATTTAAGGTCAAGAACTATATCAAGTGATAGTTTTGGAGAAGTCGTTAGTAATGGAGAACATTGTCCGCATGGTACTTACAGGGTTTATGATACTACAAATAACGCTACAAGATTTGTTGTAACTTATCAGGGAACAGTTTTTGCAACACAGACAACAATTTCATCTTTATCTGATGGCAGACTTAAAGAAAATGTAAGAGAATTAGATAAAGGCTTAAATGACATACTTAAATTAAAACCTATTAGATTTGATTGGAAAGCTGAAGAAGGTAGCGGTAAAAAAAATGTTTCAGGTTTTATTGCTCAAGAATGTGAAGAAGCTGGATTTGAAGAATTTGTAGATACTTATAAATTTAAAAATGAAATGCAAGATGCTAAATCATTTGGCTATAGTGGTCTAATTCCTGCATTAGTAAAAGCAATCCAAGAACAACAAGCTATAATAGAAGATTTACAAACACAAATTAACGAGGTAAAAAATGGCAATTAACTATACATGGAATGTCAAAACTGTAGATGTTAAAGAAATAGACAGCAACGCTGATACTGTCTTTAACGTACATTGGCGATTAAACGCTGAAGATGATGCTAATACTGTAAAAGATATGCAAGGTAACGATGTACCTGCTACTGCTTCAGTATATGGTACACAAACTTTAGATACTTCAGACTTATCAGACTTTACAGCTTTTGCAGATTTAACTGCAAGTGACG